ACAGATTCGTGAAGCAGTTAGTGTTGACACTAGCCCAACTGTAGAAGTAACGGGCGCATTAACACTGTATATGGACTTTATTAACTTGTTTATTAACTTGTTACAGTTATTCGGCGACAGAAAGTGACATGATATCACTAACTGAAAAAGCATATGAGAAAATTAAATCCCAACTTCTAAAACGAGGTAAAGGAATTGGAATTAAACTAGGTGTAAAAACTACAGGTTGTAGTGGACTTGCATATACACTAGAATACGTTGATAAGTATGATAGTGAAATAGGCGCAATTAATTACGCTCAAAAAGATTTTGCTGTTTTTGTAGATGCAAAAAGCGCAGTCTATCTAAACGGGTTAACAATGGATTGGGTTCGTAATGGACTCAACGAAGGATTTGATTTTAAAAATCCAAACGAAAGAGACCGCTGTGGATGCGGAGAAAGTTTCCGAATATGATAACAGTAACAGAATCGGCAAAAACAAAAATACTAGATTTGCTTGCAGAAGAAGATAATGCAGATTTAAAATTAAGAACCTTTGTTCAAGGCGGAGGATGCAGTGGAATGAGTTATGGATTTACTTTTGATGAAATTAAAAACGATGATGATTTTGAAATACCATTGGGGCAACATGCAATATTGGTCGATTCTATGAGTATGCAATATTTGCAGGGCGCCAGTGTAGACTATAAAGAAGATCTTCAGGGCTCGCAATTTGTTATCAATAACCCTAATGCAGAAACAACGTGTGGATGTGGGAGTAGCTTTTCCGTATGAAAAAAATAATAAGATTTACCGCTTCTTGGTGTATGCCTTGTCAAGCAATGGCAAAACAATTAGAAACTTCAGATATTAAAATACCTATTGATGTCGTAGATATTGACGTACATCCCGATATTGCGTTAGAATATGGGATTAGATCAGTACCTACTTTAGTAATGGTAGAAGAAAATAATACAATACTAAAAAGAATAACAGGCGTGAAACCGCCAGCAGAATTAAAAAAATGGATAGAAAAATAATGGTAAAAACCAGAGTAACAGATAGTAGAAATTCGTTTAAACCTTTTCATTACCCTTGGGCATATGATGCGTGGTTAAAGCATGAGCAATCTCATTGGCTTCATACAGAAGTACCAATGCTCGAAGACGTCAAAGATTGGAAAAAGAAATTAACAAATGAAGAAAAACAATTCCTCACACACATCTTCAGATTCTTTACTCAAGGAGATATTGATGTCGCTGGTGGCTATGTCAACAATTATCTACCTTACTTTCCGCAACCTGAAATAAGAATGATGCTTATGGGCTTTGCTGCTAGAGAAGCATTGCACATAGCAGCATATTCACATTTAATTGAAACATTAGGATTGCCCGAAACAACATATAATCAATTCCTTGAGTATCAGGAAATGAAAGACAAGCACGATTATCTGTTAGATTTGTCATCTAAAAATGGAACTAAAGAATCTACTGCCGCTCATATCGCAGCATTTTCAGCATTTACTGAAGGTATGCAATTGTTTAGTTCATTCATTATGCTATTGAACTTCCCTCGTATGGGCAAGATGAAAGGCATGGGACAGATCGTAACTTGGTCTATTGTAGATGAAACACAGCATGCTGAAGGTATGATTAAACTATTCCGCACTTATATTGAAGAAAACAAGGAGATTTGGAATGATACTCTCAAAGAAAAGATCTACTCGATTGCGGAAAAGATGGTTAGTCTGGAAGACAGGTTTATTGAGTTGTCTTTCCAATCTGGCGCTATTCAGGGGTTAACAGAGCAAGAAGTTAAAACCTATATTCGTTATATCGCTGATAGACGACTAATTAGTTTGGGGCTTAAAGGTATATTTAAAGTTAAAAGAAATCCTTTGCCTTGGGTAGAGGAAATGATTAATGCACCTACACACACTAACTTCTTTGAGAACAGAGCAACAGACTATGCAAAGGGTGCATTATCAGGTGGTTGGCATGAAGTATGGGGTAAAGCAGCGTGACAGAGTTAATCTATCTGTTGTTGATGACACACATTACTATTGTGTGTGTCACTCTTTACCTACATAGAGGACAAACACATAAAGGAATAACTTTTCATCCAATAGCCGCACATTTTATGCGTTTCTGGCTATGGCTTACAACTGGAATGATAACGAAGCAGTGGGTAGCCATACATCGCAAGCACCATCAAATGTGTGAGAAACCCGAAGATCCACATTCACCCCATGTCTATGGAATATTGCATGTTTTATTCAGAGGAGCATTACTATACCATGAAGCAAGCAAAGATAAAGATATGGTTAATACATATGGTGTTGGTACTCCTGCTGATTGGATGGAGCACAACATATACACTGCTTACTCCAGACTTGGCATTAGCATTCTCCTTGTGTTCAATCTAATTTTATTTGGTTGGATTGGTCTGTTAGTGTGGGGTATTCAAATGGTTTGGATTCCATTTTGGGCAGCAGGAGTTATAAATGGTTTAGGACATTGGTGGGGATATCGTAATACTGATACCAAAGATAAGTCAAAAAACATATCAATACTTGGAATAATTATTGGCGGAGAAGAGTTTCATAATAATCACCATGCTGAACCAGCAAATCCTAAATTAAGTAGAAAATGGTGGGAGTTTGATATTGGTTGGATGTGGTTTAAGATATTAGAGAAATTAAAATTAGCAGGAGTGAGACAGTATGAAAAAATTTGATGAGGTAAGGGAAAGAAAATATCCTGACGGTACATTAATTAATAAAAAATTACCACCTGCATATGCAGTGGGTAATGCTAAAGAAAATTGTGCAAATTGTGGGGCGTTTGTTCCAGGTACAAAATATTGTAAAACCTGGGATGCCAAAGTGAAACCTAATTATTGGTGTAAAAAATGGATTCCGATACAGAAACAAAAGTGATATCTTTTCTCGATAGAAGACGAGCAATGTGTTATTCATGTGAGCATTTAACTACATACGTTGGAATAAAATCTTGTTCTAAATGTGGTTGTGCAATATGGGGCAAGACTATGATGAGAGGACAGAAATGTCCTGAGGGAAAATGGGATGCCGAAAAAGATTGATTATGCTCATATGAAAGTGGCTGAGGCATACTCAGAACTATCCTATGCAAGACGATTACAAGTCGGTGCTATTGTAACTAAAGATGATAGAGTTATATCAATAGGGTATAACGGTACACCTGCGGGTTGGGACAATAATTGCGAGATAGAAGTCAGAAACGAATTTGAATATTATGTAGATCATGGTGGCGAAAAGTATAATGGAGCTACTATTGAGCTATTAACAAAAGATGAAGTGATTCATGCAGAAGCCAATGCCATAGGCAAACTTGCGAGATCATCTGAATCAGGAGAAGGTGCGACGATGTATATTACACACGCACCTTGCTTTGCCTGTGCTAAGATGATACATGTAGCAGGCATAAATAAAGTATTCTATAGGAATCAATATAGAAATAGCGATGGTATAGAATTTTTAACTAAATGTAATATTGAAGTGGAGCAAATATGATTAAGAAACGTATAGGGATAACAGCATCAACTTTTGACTTATTTCACGCAGGCCATGTTATCATGCTTGAGGAAGCGAAAAGACAATGCGATTATTTAATTGCAGCAATACAAACGGATCCTACATTGGATCGAACAACAAAGAACATGCCTGTTCAATCTATTATTGAAAGACAGATACAAGTATCGGCATGCAAGCATGTAGATGAAATTATCGTTTATTCTACAGAAAAAGAACTTGAGGATATCTTTATGTCCTTACCTATTGATGTTCGCATCATGGGAGAAGAATATAAAGACACCGAATTTACAGGTAAAGTTATCTGTGAAAAGAGAAAAATAGAAATATATTTTAATAAGAGAGACCATTACTTTAGTTCGTCAGATCTTAGAACAAGAGTATTTGAGGCTGAAGCTAAAAAGAGAGGAATTGATACATGGCTAAAAACAAACACCACGAGTGCGTCGAATGTGATGCCGTCTTCAAGATAAGTCACGATTTAGATAATCATCATTATAAAGTATCTTTCTGTCCTTTCTGTGGATCAGATATAGATCAAGATTTAATTGATGAGCAATACGAAGACATCGAAGACGACGAGTAAGTCTTGTCCGAAGTGCGGGACAGAGCATAGCAAGCCAGGCACATATTGTAGCAGGGCTTGTGCAAATTCTAGGCAATGGACGCCGGATCAAAAACAAGTATTCTCGGAGAAGCAAAAGGAATACATGGCTCGAGATGAGTCAGAAGAACATAGATATAAGAAATCCATACAAACCAAAATGCTTATTAAAACTGGTCTTATGGGAAAAGCATTAGCTACAGAAAGACTCGAGGATGTTATGACAGACCCCGATGACTACTTTCTCGTACCACCTAGAGATGAGCACGATCGCTTTTCAGAGGACGGTGACGTCTGGGAGATCATATAAATACTAATTTAGAATTGGTATTTTATGTGGATATACAATAATTCTCCTTTAGAAATAGTTCCAGATGATGCGTATGGTTATGTGTATTTAATTACAAATACTGTTACTGGACGAAAGTATATAGGAAAAAAACTATTTTGGTTTCGTAAAACCAAGCAAGTTAAGGGAAAAAAGAAACGTATCAAGGTTGAATCAGATTGGAGAGACTATTGGTCTTCATCCGATGATGTTAAAAAAGATGTAGAAACCTTAGGTGATGATAAGTTTATTAGAGAGATACTACACATATGCCCTAATAAGGGATTATGTAATTATCTTGAAGCAAGAGAACAAATGGATAGACGAGTTTTAGAAACAGAAAATTATTACAATGGGCAAGTGCAATGCCGTGTACATAAAACTCATATAAAAAATTTAAAGGTATAAAATGCCAGTTACAATATCAGGTGCAATTATTAGCGGCGGATCGCAATTTTATGTTCCGCCACCGCCACCACCGCCTCCATCACCTGGCAGTGCTCAGTTTAGTGGAAGCAATTACCTTGACATTGCCTCAACCGCGGCATTTGGATTTGGAACTTCAAACCTTACTATTGAGTTCTGGTGGAGACCAACTGTAAACCAACGAAGCGATGTGCTTGATTTTTGGTCTACTGGACTTGGTGCTAATATCACAGGTAGATTCGACATTGGTAGAGTCACTGGCTCTACTCTCGATTTATATACAGATAGTCCCGTAGGTGGAGGTGGCAGTGGTGTGAAAATTACTGGACCATCAATAGCATCATTGCTCAACGCTTGGCATCACATAGCAATAACAAGAGAATCGGGTTCTATTAAAATGTGGGTTAACGGAACTCAGGCAGGTAGCAGTTACACTGCCAGAGTTTTAGATATGGGTAGTAGTATGCAACTTCGTATTATGGGAGACCATAATGCTAGCGGCAACGGCAGTGGTAACTTGTCTAACATTCGTGTGGTTAGAGGCGTTGCTGTGTACACCGGAGCATTTACACCACCAACCTCACCGTTAACAGAGACACAAGGTGCAGGTACAAATATTTCTGCTATCACAGCAGGACAAACCCAATTATTGTTGCCATTAAATGCTTCTCCTTTCACAGATAGTTCAACTAATGCAATAACAGTTACTAATAACGGTAGCGTAACAAGTTCAGCACTGAACCCATTCTAAATGATATTTGCTATTATATTATTACTAACAGCCTTAGTTATATCGGGCATAGCAGGATATTTTTCAATCATAGGATTGACCTACATATTCTCAGCAAGTCCGACTCCCATTTTAATAATGGGTGCTGCTCTTGAAGTTGGTAAGCTTGTAACAGCATCGTATGTTTATAGACAATGGAACAGCATAAATGTATTGATGAGAACGTATTTCATTATTAGTGTGGTGGTGCTATCATTACTAACATCTATGGGTATATTTGGTTTTCTATCAAAAGCACATAGCGATCAAAATTTAGTATCGGGCGATGTTGCAGCCAAAATAGCAGTATATGATGAAAAGATAAAAGTTGCGAAGGAGAATATAGATGCCAATCGTAAAGCGCTTAAACAGCTCGATGACGCTGTGGATCAAATCATGGGCCGCAGTAACTCAGAAAAAGGTGCGGAAAAAGCAGTGGCTATTCGGAAGTCACAAACACAAGAGCGTACTCGCCTACAAACGGAAATCCAAACCTATCAGAAAGCAATTGGTCAACTTAATGAAGAGCGTGCACCAATCGCAGCTGAGGTCAGAAAGGTTGAGGCCGAAGTAGGACCCATAAAGTATATCGCAGCATTTATGTATGGTGCTACAGACACAAATATACTGGAGAAAGCCGTGTCATGGATGATTGTATTGATTATTGTGGTATTTGACCCTTTGGCTATTCTATTGGTTATAGGAGCAAACTCTATGCTTAAGAGTGATAGAAAACGATCAAGATACAGGAATTTAAGGAATTCAATAGAAATTGACAAAAATGCTGTTTTTTCGTTCAAAAACAAAGACATTAATTAATATAAATATAAGAGATCAAATAAGAGAGAAATTATGCCTCTAACAAGAATTAAAACTACAGGAGTTGAACCTAATTCAATATCTACTGCTAAGGTGGTGGAAGATTCTTCTCGTCTGTATTATGCAAATACAAGAGTACAAGCAAATGTAATTGCGCTTTTGGTTAGTCTCGCAGGAAACAATGTAACAATCGAAGCAAATGGTAGAATTAATTCTACCGGCGGCGATGGATTTAATGTGTTCTTTTTATCAGGAATGTAGGAAATAAAATGGCAACAATTTATAAATTATTGGGACAATTAGATCCAAATCCAAATACAAATGAGGATATTTACAGAGTCCCCGAAGGAGCTACTGCTATCACGTCGACATTGGCAATAGCTAATAGAAGTGCAACTTCAAAAAATTATCGAGTAGCGATAAGACCGAACGGAAATACATTAAGTAATGTACATTATATTGCATATGATATTCCATTAAATGGTAACGATGCGGTAATGTTAACTTTAGGAATGACTTTACCTGCAAATACCGTAGTAACTGTAAGAAGTCAAGGCGAAGTAACTTATAATTTATTTGGCTCGGAAATAACATAAATGTCTATTAAAACGTTATCTAGATCAGGTACTAAAAATAATACTGTAAAAAATCTTCAAGGAACGATTTCGAGTTTTAATATAGACTTGTCTACATCTTTTTTATCGGGTTCTAAATGGATACCGCGCTCAGATCCAATAGCCATAAGTTTAAATACAGATTCTACTAAAATTTTTACTGTTACTAATAATGGAATTTTAGATCAATACTCTCTGCCTTTTCCAAACGCTCCATTATATTCAGCTGTTTATGAAAAAAGTAACACTTTACCTTTAGGATCACTAAATCTAGTTAGAGGTTTATGTTTTTCTAGTGACGGATATAATATACACCTAATTGGGCGCAATGGTGGAAGCAACCAGGGAGAATTAAAACATTATCAAACTCCTGTTGCATTTGATGTAGGTAATGTTTTTTTAAGAAGTACTGTCGTTTTAGAAACTCCATTTGCACTAATCTCACAAGAATATCCGTCATCGATAGGATTTAGTAAAGATGGTTTAAAAATGTTTATATCCGATCCTTCGGTTATACAAAATTTTCAGCTAAAAACACCATGGCAATCTAATACTGCTTATAATAAAGTTACGTTTTTCCCAAACCGTACTAGAATATCTTCAGATATTAAGTTTCTTAACAATGGAAATACCATGATTCTTTTACATGGAGATGTAGATGAATTAAGAGAATACGCTCTTCCTTCTCCTTATGAACATTATAATGCTAATAGTGTAGGTAATCTATATTTACAGAAAGAGATAGTTTCCACAACACCCGCGGCTTTTGATTTTAGTCAAGATGGAACAATTTTATATGTTGCGTGCGCTACATCAGACTCTATCTTACAATACAATTTAAATACTCCTTTTGATATAAAAACTGCCAATATTTCTATAAATAAAAAGTTTCTTAGAGAATATAATACATTAAGCGGCAGTGAACCAAGAGGAATTTTTGTAGGAAATACCGGCAGTACATTGTTTTTTATATCAACAAGTTCAACTACTTCAAGACTCTATCAAGTTAATTTAACTGAAAAATGGAACACTAATACTGCAGTATCTACAAATACTTTCATTAATTTAAATATAGATGATATAGGAGAAGGTGGAGGTGTTTTGTCATCATTATTTTTTGGTAATTCTGGAAGTTCTGCTTATTTTGCCGGATTTAATAACGATAGTATATATCAACTTAATTTAAAATCTCCTTGGAATGCTACCCTAGGTGCAAATATTGCAAATTCTAAAATCAGTTATTTTCAATATTCGGGTGTTTTAGAAG